GGTAACCTGATTTACCCGGAAGTGTACGCGGCGGACTTTATCGAACTCCTGTACCCGCAAACGGTCCTCGGCCGCCTGGAGGGTATGCGAAAGATTCCGTTTAACGTCCGTATTAACGGTATGAACGGCGGTACGCAAGTGGGTTGGGTTGGTGAGGCTAAGAACGTCCCGGTTACGTCCGCTTCGTTCTTCAACGTCAACCTCGGTTGGAACAAGGTCTATGCTATCTCGGCGTTCTCGGACGAGATTATCAAGTTCTCGAACCCGGCAGTTGAGGCGCTCGTGCTTTCGAACCTCGTTGAGGCTACGGCGCAAGGCCTGGACGCTACTTTCCTGGGTTCGGGTGCGGCAACGGCAGTTAGCCCCGCAGGCCTGTTCTACGGCGTTACTCCGGTTGCCTCGGGCGCAACGCTCGGCACTACGGATGGCTCGCAATCGGCCCTGGACCTTATCGCGGACCTGCAAGCGGCAATCGCTCCCATGATCGCGGCTAACCTCCCGGTTGGCGGTATCCGTCTGCTTATGTCGCCTGCCCGTGCTCTGCACTTGGGTTCGCTGCGTAACGCGCTCGGCGCTAAGTGGTTCCCGGGTCTGGACCTGAACGGCGGCACGCTGGAGGGTTTCCCGGTTATCACGTCGAATAACGTTGCGGGTAACGTGATTGACATTCTGTTGCCGAACGAGGTGTATCTCTCGGAGGACGCAGGCCCGGAAATTGACTTCTCGCGCGAGGCGTCGCTCATCATGGACACGGACCCGGATAACGCAAGCTCCAAGGCGGTCTCGATGTTCCAGACGAACCAAGTTGCGGTCAAAATCGGCCAGTTTATCAATTGGGCACCGCGCCGTGCCGGTATCGCCGCGAAAATCTCGGGCGCTGATAAGTACAAGTAATCCACTTAGAAGTACTAACCCATGTGCCTACCCTCTCCGGAGGGTGGGTACCCTTCAAAGGATTTTATATGTTGGTCAAGGTTAAAGCCCTTCGGAGGGTAGTGTTGGACCGCGTGATTAACGCGGGGGACGTAGTAGATATGCACGTAGCGCTTGCCCGTTTGCTGTACCTCGCGGGAGACGTTAAGACCCACACGGAAGAACCCGAACAGGTAGAGCAAGCCGCCCCGGTGCGCCGTGGCCGCCCCCGCAAGGAGGCCTAATGGCGAATTTCATTACTAAGGCTATCTCGGGTTTGCGTAGGCGGTTCTCGGTACCCGTAGGCATGTCCGCCGTGGGTGCTCCGGGGTCCGCAGGGTTCATCCGAGAGCCTTACATAGGCGCGTGGCAACAGAACCAATCCCTCAACACTCGGGACGGTATGCTCGCAAGCTCCGCCGTGTTCTCGTGCGTGGACCTTATCTCGTCGGACGTGGGTAAGCTCCGCATTAAGTACGTCAAGCTCGCGGAGGGCGTGTGGCAAGAGTCCACGGCCCCACGATACACAAAACTCCTCCGCAACCCGAACCATTACCAGACCCGCGCCCAATTTATCAAGGCGTGGGTAGCTAGCAAACTCACGCACGGCAACGCCTATATCCTGCTCACGCGCAACAGTGCGGGCGTGGTTATCTCGATGGACGTGCTTAACCCTAAGTACGTTGTCCCGCTCGTGGCCCCGGACGGCTCTGTGTTCTACCAGTGCACTATGTCCCCGCTCATGGTCTCCCCGTTGGAGGCTACGGTGTTCCCGGCCCGGGACGTTATCCATGATCGCGGCGTTACCTCGTGGCACCCGCTTGTAGGTCTCTCGCCTATTCAGGCGTGCGCCGCCTCGGCTGTGCTGGCAAATGCGATTACGTCTAACTCGGCGGCGTTCTTTTCTAACGCGGCCCGCCCCTCGGGGTTCCTGACTGCGCCCGCCGCTATCTCCAACGAGACCGCAGCGCGCCTCAAGGCCACATTGGAGGCCAACTACACGGGTGCGAACTCGGGTAAGACGCTTATCGGCGGGGACGGCCTATCGTACCAACCTATGACAATGACGGGCACGGACGCGCAAACCATTGAACAACTCAAATGGACGGCGGAGGACGTGGCGCGGTGTTTTCACGTCCCAGGACACAAAATCGGCCTGGACGGCGGTGCACGCACGGCTAGCTCCTCGGCAATCTACGAGGCCATGTATTACTCGGACTGTCTCCAGGCGTACCTAGAGGACATTGAGCAACTCTTAGACTCGGGCTTGGGCCTCCCGGACGGCGCGGGCCTGCGGTTCGATACTCGCGGCCTCATGCGTATGGACGAGGCGGCGCAGCACACGGCTAACGCTCAAGGCGTGGGTTCCGGCGTTATGAAAATTAACGAAGCTCGCGCAACGCTCGGCCTCGGCCCTGTTGAGGGCGGGGACACGCCGTACCTCCAGCAACAGAACTACTCACTCTCGGCCCTCGCCAAGCGGGACGCTGCGGGACCTCCTCCGCCTGCGGGCGGCGGTGCGGCCACGGCACCCGCAGAGGAAAACGAGGACGACACAACGGACAGCACGGAGGGGGCTACCAGTGATTAACCTTATCTCGCTGGACCAAGCCAAGGCGCAACTCCGCATTACGGATACCGACTCGGACGACGAGCTAACGTCCGTCATGATCCCGGGCGCGTCCGCTGTTGTGGCCTCGTACCTCAAATGGCCTACCGAGTGGCCGTACACGGCGGATACGCTCCCGGCACACATGGTTACGGCGGTGCTCCTGGTGCTCTCCTCGCTCTACGAGGACCGCGAGGGCGCTAACGACCCTATCGGCCCCGCCGTGGCGTCTATCCTCGCCCGTGACAGAGACCCGGCCCTCGTATGAGTATCCGCGCCCGTCCGTCCTCGCGCGTGCCTATCGGCCTCCGTGCGGGGACTCTCAATAATAAGGCGTCCCTCCAGCGGCGCAGCGCAGGGAAAGACGAGTACGGCCAACCCCTAGAAACGTGGGCCGAGTACGCCTCCGTGTGGTGTAACGCCAAGCTCGTAAGCGGCCTGGAGCACGCGGAAAGCGGTACCCAAGTAGGTATCGGGCGCGGCTCTATCCGTATCCGGTACAGGGCGGACGTAACCACGCAGGACCGTGCGGTTGTGCAGGGGATTATCTACAACATTGCGGCAGTCCTCCCGGACGTTGCTAGCCGCGAATACACGGACCTCGTTGTAACGGTCGGTGCAAACCTCGGGTAACTATGGCAACCGTTGAATCTATCGTGTACGGGGCGCTGTCCTCGCTCGCGGGCGGGGACGTGTTCCCGGACGTAGCACCGAGCGGCCAAGCCCAAACGGGCCGCCCTTGGGTCGCGTATCAGGCGGTAGGCGGGCAATCGTTCGCTACCGTGGACTCCGCAACACCCACCCTCCGTAACGCGCGGGTGCAAGTCTCCGTCTACGCGCACACGCGCAAGGAGGCGGCGGAGCTAATGGAGCAGTGTTTCCAGGCCCTAGCCAATCCCACAGTACGCGCCGTACCTATCGGCGCACCCGTTAGCACGTTCGAAGCGGACACGCTCCTTTATGGCTCGTCCCTCGATTTTTCAGTTACCTATAATTAAGGACTACACATGAGCGCTACCACTTCTACGGCTATCTCGGCCCAAGGTACCAAGATTCAAATTGACACGGGCACGAGCGGCACGCCTGTACTTACCGATATTGTCAACGTATCGGACATTTCGGGCTTTGACGGCAAGGCTACGGAAATTGACACGACTAACCTTAGCTCTACCGCTAAGGAGCGCGTCCTCGGTTTGCAGGATTGGGGCCAAGTTACCCTTGCTACGAACGTCAACCTCAAAGAGGCGTCGCACGCCGCACTGTTGGCCGCAAAGAAAGATGGCCTCGTGCGTAGCTTTGCCGTAACTCTGTCGGACGGCTCGAAACTCGCGTTCTCGGCGTTCGTTACCACGTTCCCGATTGCGGCCAAGGTTGACGCGGCCCTGACTGGTTCTATCGTGCTTACGATCACGGGCGATATTACCGTTACTGTTGCAGCGTAATGGTAGTTGACCACGCGGCCCTAGAGGCCCGCATTGACGCGCTCGTGCGCCTTGCAATGGAGGACCTCCAACGCAACGGCGTTCCTGTGATTAACCAGTTGCTCCGGGAGGCGCGCGAGGCCGCGCCCAAGGTATGCAGTTTTGACGAAGGGTGCGAGGCCTGCCAGTAATGAATAAAGAACAGTTTTTCGCGGCGGTTGCTGCGGAGGTAAAAGAGGTAGAAGTTAAGGCCCTCGGCGCGGTGCT